ACTCCACTAAATCCACGAATACACCCAGTAAATGAATTTGTAGTTATACCTGTATATGTAATAATCTCATCATTAATTTTTAGTAATCCATATTTGCTTGGAAATCCAATCGTACTGCTTACATTAATCGTATCATCAAATGCTAATATATTTGATGATAAAGTGCATGGATAAAAAGTAGTATAAAAAGTTTCACTGTTAAAATTTTCTATACTCTTATAATAATTTAAATTATTTGCTAAATCTGAAATCCCTGTTTGATATTCTTGAGAAACATAATATTGCTGCAAGAATTCTTTAAATAGAGGATAATCTACATTTAAAAACTCTGGGATTTGAGATTCAATTAAAGATTGAATTTTTACCGATTTAACTTCCGTCATTTTATCTTGTATAATATCCGTTTACATAACTTGAAGAAACTGCATATTGAGTTCCTGAAATGTTTTCTCCAGAAGAAAGTGTATCTGCTATCATATTAACTGTTATATTAGGAATATTTAGTTGCAAATAAATATCTCTTACTGAAATTACATCATTAGATTCTGGTATTGCTTCAATTTGTATTCCTTCTGCATTTACAGAAGAAGTAAATATAACTGGATTTAAAAATATTTCTCCACCGTTACTAGTATTAGATCTAGAATTATAATAAACAGTTCCTGCATTATTATCCACAATAACAGGGAGATTATTAACTAATTTGAAATATACTATTGATCCTTTTTGATTATCGATAGGTCTATCGGTTAGATATAAAGTATCAGCAACATTTTTAATTGTAAATCCTGATGACCTTATATTAAATCCAAATCCATTATCTGATGTTTTCTTCAAGTGAAAAGCATTTCCATAGCATATCTCGTAATTTGTAGGTACATTTAAAATTGGTTGTAAATTTCTTCTAATTTTAATAGTTGTAATATTTGAGGTGATTGCGGAACTTGTATTATCAATTAAAGATATTAACTTGCTATATTTAAATCTTCCTCCAAAATTATTCAATTCGGAAGATGCTGCATAAGTTTTAATTGTATTATAAACTTTTGATTGCAAATCAAGAACATTTGAAGCCATTGATTTGTTATAATATACATTGATTTGAGATTCAATATACAAATATTTTAAATCAATTATTTCTTGCTCAATTCCAGCAACAGTGTATTGTTTTAGTTGTCTTTTAATATCATCTTTCGTAAATTGAGATAAAAATGATCCATTTCTTGGTTTGATTGAAATTAAAACTTTACCATATTGTGGTGGAGTAAGTTCATCTCCACCATAAGCATTTACTGATTCTACATTTGGAAAAAGATAAGTAATCAAACCTTTATAATCATTTGCAGTAACTGCTCTATATTGAGTAGAATATACTCTTGGTCCCAAATACTTAACTGAATCTGTGGGTTCAATATCATCTCCATTTTGTGATGATTGGATTGTAGTTAATAATGAAATGCCACTTGTAATTGCATTTGCATTATTGTCAGATAGTGTTCCAGAAAAAGTAAAATTGGATGCGCCATTTGCATTTTTACCATTAGTAATAATATAAGTAACAACTGCACTACTTCCACTAGTTGGTTTTTTTCCTAAAATATTGTCTCCAAATAAAATTTGATATTTTTCATCTGCAACTTCTTGGAGTAAAAATATTTTAGAATTTTTATCTACATTAATAATATTTGAATATTGCTTATATTCTTCTACAACTGTTGTATGAATAAACACTCTAATTGTTGAACTATCAACATTTGCATTTGGGATAATAAATTTTTGATTTGGTTGAGAAGCATCAATTGAAAAAGTTTTTGTTAAATATGATCCTTCATAGATTTTAATATTATTGAAAGTTGCAATTCCAAAATCGTCTACATTTACTGTAATATCTTCTGGTATTGAAAATATATAATTTCCATTTTGTGCTGCACCAAGAGCAACAACTCCGGCACTTAAAGTGACAGTTTTTGATTTTAATGTTGCTACATTTACATTAAAACTTACAGTTGCTATTGATGCTCTTTTTGATCGTGGAACATATCCAATATTTCTAGCAAGAGAAACTACATTCTCTCTTAAAGTGGCTGAATCTATAAAAGATTCATTTACCGCCATATTTGTATTAAAAGAAGTAATATAAGAATTATATGCTAATAGATCAATTAATGTAGAAAAATTAGATCCTTCAAAATCAAAATCCGTAAAGTTACTATTTGCTCTCAGATAATCTTTAATCTGAGAACGAAGAGTATTGAAATCTAAATTTGTAAATTGAGTAAAAGCCATTATATCCTAGTTGGTTGTAGTAGAAAATCTATATTTTGAACAGGAAAAGGCAAACCAACAATATTGTATGAAATTCTTACATTTAAATCATTGGTATCATCAGGAGCATCAACGTAAATAGAATTTATCGTAATTCTTGGTTCAAAATTATTTAATACATTTTGTATTTCTTCTTGAATTAATGTAGATGTTTCATTTCCTTGCAATTCAAAAAGTGACTTTTGAACGGATGTTCCTAACAAATTATTAAAAAATCTCTCACCAATCTGAGTTCTAACTAGATTGATAACAGATTTTTTAATTGCATCTTCATTTTTTAGAATCGTCACATCATTTGTAATTGGATTTCTAGCAAAAGATAAACTAATATCTTTAAATGCCCTAGAAATTTGAATGGCCATCAAATGTTTGAAATACTTACTATATCTATAATAGTTATCAGATCATTTTTCCATAAACTGGTTCTGTTCCATACTCCCAATCATCATAATCTTCATCATTGCGTATGATTTCATGCAATTCAGTTTGTTTTTTTAGATTATGTTTTGGAGCAGTATCATTCATAACTTCTTGAATGACTCTTTCTTTTTGAATTGGTTGATAATCTGTAATCAAATGAGAGGTTCCCCACATCTCTCTCATATAATTTTTATCTCGATCTGTTGGTAAATTTGACATTTTAGCTCCTGTTTTAAAAATTAAAACAGAACTTTTATAAAGGAGGTTGCTATCTCCTTATTTCTATTTAACGATTCAAATGACGAAGATTATAATGGTCTGAATTTAAGTATTTTAATAGTTCTAATGCAACTAATTTTGGATTTCCTTCTCCACAAGTATAAACATCTATTGCAATACAACCTTTTTCTGGCCAAGTATGACAAGAAACATGACTTTCGGCAAGAGCAATTACAATTGTAAGTCCCTGTGGACAAAAACAATGCTGAAAAATATTTAAAATTGTCATTCCAGCACGTTTAATTCCTTGTTCCATCACTTCTTGAAGGGCAATTCCATCATTTAGAAGATCGTGTTCTACATCATAGACCTCCAAAAGAAGGTGATTGCCCATCGAAAAGTGTTCCAATTCTATTTTCTTACAAAGATCTATTTATTTTTACTTATATTATCTATATTTGTACGACCAAAAGTATAATTATTTTGAATTCGAATGTCAGGATTTGCAAAAGTCCAACATTCTCCACTTTTATCAAGAAAAACAACCCATTCTAAATGGTGTTCTTGTGATCTATCAATTAAAAAAAATGCCCAACCACTACCTTTTGGAGTAATGACTGGGATTGTAGGATTTAACTGTATCATTTTTTTGTTTTTTTATTATTTTCCTTGACCTCGATAAGGTTTTCTTGCATTATTACGACTTGTTCTTGCATATTTAGTATTTTTTCCATTACCTTGAAGAGTATTCTTAGGAGTACTCTCAATCTTCATTTCTTTTTTTGATACTGCCATTTAATTTTTCTCCAATTAGGTTCAAAAGACGGTTTTTTGCGGGATTTTGACGAGATTTTTTATAAAAGGTTATAAAAAGGTTATAAAAATCCTTAAAGGGTCATAAAAATCTATAAACTTTCTGAAAGGTGATAAAAAGACCCCATAAGACCTTTTAAATCTCATAGGGTCATTCTATCATGTAATGACTGAAAACGTCAAGAATGGTCTGAGAGGTGATACTCAGATGATTCTAGTCTTTTCATGACCAACACGAATCTTTGGATCACACCAAATTTCAAATCCTGCTTCTTTTGCATCAAGACAGAATGAAACATCTTCTCCACACATATCTTGCACTTCACCAGACTCAAAGACTTGCATCTTAGGGGCAAACCAAGGGTATTCAAGATTCTCAAAGACTCCTTTCTTAATCAATACCCAACCAAAACCTGTATAATCAACTGTAAACATCTTACGACGTTTGCTCATTGTCTCTAAGGTTTCGTGATTCATCACTCCACCATTGCCTCTAAAATCCTCTTCATCCAACCAATGTGCAACTGAGGTAGTCATTCCATCTTCTGTGCAATACCACCCTGCTGCAATCTCTTTATCCATGCCTACAAGACGATAAAACTTCTCAGTATCAAATACAATATCACTATCAATCCATAACTGATAATCATATGCAAGTTTTCCATCCCAAGGTACTTGTTTTGGACCACGTAATACATTTGCTCCAAGTACTTTGCAACGTGCAAAGTTTACCATGGAAGAATAATCCTGTGAAATTTGAATACTTGCACCATTTTGGACAAGATCAAAACATAACTGAACAAAGTTCTTCAAGAAGATATATGATACTCCTCGACCTGGAAGACAAAATACAATCGACTT